TATTGAAACTGTTGAAATGAAAGTTAAGATGATGGGCAAGAAGTCAGGAAAACTGCAAATAAAATACATGCCTGCACAGAGCACAGTTAACGACATAAGAGCATTTGTAAAAGAACTAAGCATCAAACAAGGCAAAGAAATAGACTTCATGTGTGTTGACTATTTGGATTTGCTTATGCCAGTTAGTGCTAAAGTATCACCAAACGATTTATTTGTTAAGGACAAGTATGTTTCAGAAGAACTGCGTAACCTAGCAAGAGAATTAAACATACTGTTTGTGACTGCGTCGCAGTTGAATAGAAGTGCAGTAGAAGAAATAGAGTTTGATCATTCGCACATATCAGGTGGTATATCCAAGATCAATACTGCTGATAATGTGTTTGGTATCTTTACAAGTCGTGCCATGCGTGAACGTGGTAGATATCAAATACAGGCTATGAAGACTCGAAGTAGTTCAGGCGTTGGACAAAAGGTAGACTTGGAGTTTGACATTGAAAGTTTACGTATACGTGATCTAGGAGATGATGAAGAATATCAACAGTTTAAAAAACAATCAAGTTCAATATATGATCAAATTAAAGCCAAGTCAATACAGTCAGATCCTGCAAATGATGCTACTGTGCCCGACGAGCCTGGCAAAATAGTTGCTGATGTGCAGAGTACAAAATTAAAGCAGATGTTGGCAGGTATCAAACAAAAAGGCTAAGCATACTGATCGATAGGCATTGCTTTAACGTTCTTGCGTTTTACTTTTAGATAGTTACTGTTGTCTTTGGTCCACATTTGTCCTTCACCAACTACCACACTATCACGTGCATACTTCACAGGACGATCAACCACAAGATCCACATAGCGACCTTCACCTACACCTAGTGTTATAAAGTGTATGTAATTTTTACTATCGCTTTTAAACACTCTGCTATTTGCAACTATACCAGCAAACTGAAACTTGTCTAAGAATAGATTTTGCAATCCCATGTTTGGCAAGAAACCAGGACTGTTCCATGCACCATGTTGTTTGAAACTTTCAACAGGATCTTCTGTGATCCAGTTATCAAAGCCTAGTTCACGTAGATCCCAACCAGCACGTTTGGCTTCGTTACGATATACCCAACGTGCATAACTTCCTTGGCAATGTTTTAAACAAGCACGCCAAAACTCTTTTGGATTGTACACCTTGTGATATGCTAGTGCCCATATAAGTCTGCCTAAGTTAACTGCGTGTGCCCTACACAAACCAAATCCGCTTAGGCTTTGCATTTGTTCATAGATGTCGTGCTTGTCTGGATGGTCACCTAGTCGTGCCATAAACTGCATCATCTTTTCTTCATTCTTTTTTGCAAAAGCACGACGATACATATCTGCTTCGTATGGTGATATGCCAATCAACTTCATTATTTTGTGTATAGCATCATCTTCATATACTATTGCATTCTTTTGTATGCCTTTTTCGCTCCAGTCACGGAACCAACTTGCCTTACGTCTGCCTTCCATGGCAACAGGACGTACTAACGCACTTGCAAACACACAGTCTTCTACGCCTGTTGGTTGCAATGCACGAAACAGTCTTTTCATTGTAGGAGACTCACCCTGTGTTACACCAAGCACATCACCACGACACAGTAAGTCGCTGACACGTTCATCCTGCTTTGGATAAGCGTCTAATCTTGTGTGTGGATCTATTTCCAACAGTTGTGAAAGTCCTCTGTTTGCAAGTATGTCTACTTTTAAATGTTCTAAGTCCTCTACTTCGTTTTTGTCAAGTAGTATAAGATTATCGTCACGAAACAAGCTCTTGGGTAATGCTCTATCAAATACTAGTACACCACCACAGTGTTTGCTTATACAACGTTTTTTGCCCATCAGTTTGCGTTCAATGCGAGTTGCTTCTTGTTCGTCGACTCCTAGTTTTGCATAGTCTATGTCTTTTGGCAGTTTACCTTTTGCTCCAAGGCGTTTAGCCGCCTCACGTTTGGCACTTTTTTCTCTATAAAGCACATAGTTTGATATTCTGGCACTCTGTGTTGGCCATCGATCAAACACACGTTGCATTGCAAGTTCTTGTTTGTGATGCGGTATGTCAATGTCTACATCTGGTAAGTCATCTCTGTGTGGATTTAAAAATCTTGCTAATGGTATGTTCCATTCAATTGGGTCAACATCAGTTATACCCATGAGATAGCAAACCAAACTGCTACCAGCACTGCCTCTGGTCATGTGCGGTATGTCTTCGTTGAGATCAAGTATGAGTCTTATTTTGAGAAAGTAATCTGTAAAACGTTGCTGAAGTATAATTTCAAATTCTTCTGCTAGTCTGTTTTGATATTCTTCGCCTTCTGGAGTTGGTCTTCTAAATTGTTCTAATAATGATTGTATCTGTTCTATTTCTGTTTTCATGTTTGCCTATATTTGCCTAAAGATGCCTTAATAGGTATATTTACACTAAAAAATATGCTACTATAAATATTTGCACCACTAATTAAAGGATCAAACAAAAGTATGAGTGCGTATTGTTCAATGATACATGGCGGGTTAAGTTTAAACTTTAACCAAAAAGACGTTAAAGTTGCTCATTGTTGTCTATTAGGTACACAGGCTTATTTTCCAGTTGACAGCAATACTAACTTTTTTAACGATTCTGGTTTTAAAGACCGACGTAACTTGAATAAAAAAGATATATGGGACCCAGCATGTAATGGTTGCAAATCAATAGAACTAGCACAACAGCCAAGTATGAGAACCGGCATGAATGATGGTCTTGGAATAGATGGAAAAACAGATCTTGTAGGCCCAGCAAGAATTGACTTGATGTTTGATTTGAGCTGTAATCTTGCCTGTCGAATTTGCAACCCTGGACTAAGCACATTTTGGCAAAAGCATTTAAAAGAAAATGGGTTATGGCAAAAACCAGTATATAGTGCAAAGAATAAAGATAAAGTAATAACTGCATTATCAAATATTGATTTATCAAATCTCAAACAGTTGGTATTTTGCGGAGGAGAAACTTTACTTGGAAAAGAATATTGGGAAGTTGCTAGATGGTTAGCAAATAATGTTCCTAATGCTAAAAAACAACTTACACTGTGTTTTCAGACAAATGGCACTCAGAAAATAGCAGAAAAATACTTTGAACTAATAGAAAAGTTTCACCTGGTAAAATTACATGTGAGTATTGATGGAGTCGATAAAAAATTTGAATATCAAAGATGGCCAGCTTTATGGAATCAAGTAACTGATAATATTTTAAATTTAAGAGAAAATTTGCCCAGTAATGTAATGTTTGTGATTGAAGAAACGGTCAGCATTTTTAATCTATATCATCAACAAGAACTAGCACAATGGATAAAACAAAACTTTGCAACAAATAGAGAAGGCGACAAAATCAATCACACTAGACACCTTGCCCATGGCATTTTTAATCTAGAAAATGTCACTGAAGAATATAAACAGGCAATTGGGCAACAGTATCATAAAAAAGACTGGCAGGAAAATCCTGAACAAATACAAAAAATGATAAAGGAAATAGCAAAATTTGATCAAATAAGAAAACAAGATTTTGCTAAAACGTTTCCTGAAATTGCCAACTTCTATAATCGATACTTGTGATCAATAATTTTCATAAATACTACAAAGGAAACAAAAATGCAAAAAAAGACTCGTAGCATCTTTGAAGAATTAGACGGCATCTATACAGAACGCTATGCTAAACATCAAGAGCGTGGATACATTGTAGAAAGTCGTGCAAGCAATGTGATTGCCAGTGCTATCCGTTTAATGGAACAGATCGACGAGTTATACGATGCAGAGCAAAGTGAAAATCTACAACGCAAACTACTGAATGCTATTCGTTTGCGTGATCCAAGTAAGTTTGCAAGATCAGTGAAAAGAGCCAATGACAAATAAACAAACTTTTATAGAACAAAAAAATTTACTTAGAAAGAAATATCCTCATCTAACAGAAGAACAATTAGATGAGCTTACTCGACGAAATTTCTTAAAAGGATTAGGAGCAACCGCTGCAACCGCTGCAGTTGCAACAGTACCGTCAATGGCCAATGCAGCACCATTTAGACACGGTGAACTGGAAGATCCAATGTCTGGTGAAAAGCAAGGAAAGTTTGCTAAAGTCAAAGCAGATAATGGAAATGCTACTTTAACAGTTCATTACAAATCTAAGCAACCAATGGTTATCATAGACACTCCAGGATCTACAATTAACTTTAACTTTAAAGGGGAGTCGCCAGGAAGGATAAAACTTGGAAATAATCCTGTAGAAAAAACATTTTTACAACAAGGTGTCTCAAACAGTTATAATTGGGGAGCTATTGTAGATAAAAATTTAGTAAATCGAATACTTTCCCATAGCGGCAAATTAAAATTTGAAGTTAATTTCTACAGAACTGGACCAAAAGTATTTGAATTTACAATTGAACAAGATACTACAACTAAAAGATTTTCCCAAGATAGTCAACTACAAATTAAGAAAGAAAATGTAGAACAACAAGTACAAGAAGAACTACTCAATGAAGTTGGTGATTTCTCTCGAGCCATTTTACGTAAAGCCGGACAAGGTATTGGTGGCGTCAAAGGTGCAGGAAAAAAAGTTGCAGGTGCAGTGACTAGGGGAGCTAAATCTCTAGGGCAAGCATACACACAAGGTCGAGACAGTGCTGAGAAAGCAGTCGCTGGTAAAGATTATAAAGCACCTACCGCACAAGCACAAGGTCCAGGGTTTCTAAAAAGAGCCGCTGGTGCAGTACAAACTGGAATTGGCAAAGCAGATGCACTTGCACAAAAAACACTGGATAAAGTTGACGATGTCACCAGTTATAATTGGCAAAGTGGTCTTCCTGATCGTAGCCAACAAACCTATACCGGTGTCGGTGGTGCAAGCATTGGAAAAAACGCTCAAAGTGGTAGTCTTACACAACGTAATAAGGCTGCTGGATTGGCTGCAAAGTTACAAAAAACCGATGCTGAAGCACAAAGAAAA